TTCTTCTTCTTCTTCCTCTTCTCCCTCTTCTTTTTTCTTCTCTACTAAACGAAGAGCTTCTTCCATTCTCTTACGAAGTTTGGATTTTTTCTTGCCCCCCTCTTCTTCCTCTTCTTCTTCCTCTTCTTTTCTTTCGATAAGTTGATCTTCTACTTTTTCTTCTTCCTCGACAAAAGTTTTGCCAAGTTTAGCCATTTTATCTCCGCCACCACGAGAAACTGATTTGCCAGCTTTATCTCCTGGAAAACCTGCTTTGAGTTTTGGAGCAGCATCACCTTTTCCAGCTCCAGCATTTACTGCTGTTTTTGATTGACCTACTGCCGATGCAGCTTTAGCACCAACATTATCAAATCCTCCAACATGTTCTACAGAAGAGCCACCTTCGAAAGGTTTAACTGGAGCAGAACCAATTTGTGTTGCTGTATTTGAAGGTAGATGTGATTTATCTGCTGGAGAAGCACCAGCATTTACTTGATTTTTCATTTCTGTGATGTCTCCTACGAAGTCATCAAATTTCTCGCTTAATGAACTAGACATTAAATTACCCCTGCGGATGGTTCGATTTCTTTAGTTATTTATTAATTTTACAAATTATACAAAAGTTTTTCAAATGCTTTCAAAGTTGTTTGTTCTAACAATTTTGATGATGTTGCATTATCTAATTGATGTTTAATTTGTGAAATTTCAACTTCTTTGAGAATTCCATTATTCCAAACCCATTCTTTTCCTTCCATGATACCTTGTACAAAAGCATCGGGAGCAGATGGATCTGCTACTATATCTGCAGCAGTGGTCAACATGAAATCATCGCGTACATAATTAGCGCCTTCTCTTTGATGAAGACTTCCAACACCTCTTGAAGATACTCCAAGTTGAATTCCCTCTTTGAGAAGATTCTTTGCAATATTTCCCATGGGTGTTTCTAACAATTTTGCTTTACCGATGAAATTACTTCCATCTTTGTAAAGTTCAGTAATTTTGTGTGAAACTCTATCAAGATTAATAGTTGGACCATCTGGATGACCCAATTCACCGAGAGCACGATTTTTAACAATGTAACTTTCGGAGTAGTTATTAACTTCTCTTTCTAGTACATCCATTGGATATACTCGCCCATTGCGATTTTTAATATCACCTTGAAGAAAAACTCCTTTGATATAAGTATATTCTTTTCCGTTTTTTGATTCGGTTAGAACTTGTACGTCTTCGATGTGCTCGATAATTAGTTTCATTAGTCTTGATTTGTTTCTGTTTTTGTTATCATTGAAGCTACAACTTCTTTGTGTGCATTAAGACTTGCTTGTGCTTTTGCATACAACATAGATAAAATTTGTTCAGTAGCTTCGCTATTGTTTGAATCAATTAGATTATCGATTAAATTGGTATCCATAATTTTTAAATTTGTATAAATGTATTTATATTATGAAGTTTTGCCAACTGTTTTTGAAAATTCATCTTTCTTTGGTAAAGATGGAGTAGCTGAAGCTTTAGTATCAATACTATCTGACATGTTTGGCATAAGTGGAGAATTTTCTGGGTCATATAAACCCTCTTTTCTCTCCTTATCCATTTGATCTTGTAACTCTTCACATTGAGATTCAGTGAATCTCAATACATGTTTTTTAGCATATTCACGAGAATAATAAATTCCCATGTAAGGTTCAATTTGATTGATAACATTCATTCTTTGATTTGAAAGTTCAATATCTTTCAATTCGCTAAAATGATTATCAAACATATAATCAAATTGAATATGCTCTTCCATTATTTCCCAATCTTCATGGGTAATAACACCTTTGAGAATTAATTGAGTTTTGAGAAGATCTTTAAAAAGTTCTGAAAACTTTTTGCGAATTCTTCCAATAAATTTTAAAAATTTAAGCTCATCTCTTAAAATTTCAGTACTGTCTCCAATACTAAAAGTATCTTCTTCATTTACTCTAGAAGGAGGAAGATTTAGAGATTTATATAATTTCTTTTTAAAATATTCAACATCTTTAAGTTCGCCAAGATTTTGTGCGCCAGGAAGAGTTTGGATTTCTGTTCCTCTTCCTCCTTCACGACGAGGAAGCCAAAAGTCTTCCATCATACTCATAAATTTTTTGTCATCTTTAATTTCACCTGTGCTAGCATCGTAAACAAGTTTGTTACGATAGCGAGCCATCGTTTCTCTAAGATATTGCTCCGCTTTAATTTTTGGGAGATTGCCTACATCAATATAAAATGCACGACGTTCTGGTGCTCTCGATAAACGATAAATTACTAAAGCATCTTCAATCATGCGAAGTTGATTGATTGCTTTAAGTGATTTGTGGAGATATGAAAGAGGCATATTCTGGTTCAAATCCATCAAACCAGAAGAAACAAAAGTAATTGAATCCAAGGACATTTTAATTCCTTGTTTTTCTGCAGGACCAGTTACAGTTGATGTGCTTGAAAAAAATCCTTTTGGATTAAATAAGTAATATTCTGTAATATCTCCATAATCAAGTGACATGACATTTCCAGTTGCCACTGCTGTTGCACTATGATCTGGTTTTTTAACCACTCTCATTTTTTTAATTTTGAGTGGATCTATATATCTAATTTCTTGAATTCCTTTTGTCGGACTATTTAAATCAATTACTTTGTTGTAATATAATCTTCCATCTATATACCAACGACGAAAAATTTCATAACAACGTTTATCAAATTTAAGAAGACGTTTAATTTCAGTAAACTCTTCTCTCATTCTTTTTTTAATATTACCACTTACTTCTAAATTTGATAATTCTAATTCTACTGGAGAATCATTAGCATCCGATAGCACAGCTTCGTTAACAATTTCATCAATAGCAGAATCTACTTCTGGATGCAAAGAAACTTCTCTATATTTTCTAATGATTTCAAATTCATTTTTTGAAATGCCATCAATATCTACATATTGACCATAATAGCCACCCGCAGATATGGTAATAACACCATCATCTTCATTGGGAGCAACGGGAGATTTAACCCCCGTTGCTTGTTTAGTGGACTTCTTGTCTAAAGAAAATCCAAATAATCTAGTCTGTTCTTGTGGCATATTATAGTTGTTATAATCTCAAAAGGTATTTATCAAGCTTGGATTAAGTCTCCAGTTCCAACAGTACCATTGCTTGTAAGAGTCCAGTAATCGTACTGGAATTCAACTGTATATTCTGCAATGCTATTGTTGTTATCGTAACTTAAATCAATTTGAGCAATATTTGATGGGAATGCATTGAGGAATTGATATGATTTGACAATATTATGTGGTGTTGTATTATCAGTATCAGTTGCTGCATTTGTTCCTCTTGCAAGTTGATCAACTTGTAAGGTAGCGGTGTAACCAGTGGTTTGACCACCACCACTTCTATGCTCATTCAATTGATTCATCCAAGATTCAAAATAATTTCTTAATTGTAAATTTTGATCTGCGAATACAGTTACTGTCCAAGCTTCAAAAGTTCTGTCTCCAGGAAGCTTGATGACTCTTCCTCTAAAAGGAACTTCAACCGTTCCAAGCGTAGAAGCAGGAATACCTGCCGAACGACAAAGGAATGTGAAATCTGTATTTTGTGATGTAAAAGTTAATCCAGTTGGGGTGCTAGGAATTGTAACTTGAAATAGGTTAGGGCGAATACCATAACCAATTCTATTTCTAAAGCCAGTTAGTGTTGCCATTGGTAAAATTCTCCGTGACTATAGTTAAAGTAAATTAAGCTTGACCAATTACTTCATTAAATGTCACGTTGCTGCGTGTAGCAACAAATGTAAGAGTAATATAGTTGATTGAACGAGCTGGTTTGATATAAATATCGCCAACAAATTCGTTTCTATCAATTACATCTGCTGTATTATTTGATGCATCAGCAACAACTTTAAAATCAATAACGCCTCTTCTTGATTGAACATTTCTTAAATATGATTCAACCTGAGCAGTGAAATTAGCTCTTGTTGTTTCATCATTAAGTTCAAATAGAACGTTCTGAGCAAAGTTTTTAACAGTTCTTTCAACAGTTAAGAATAATTTACGAACGTTAATTCTATCAAATGCACTAGGACTACGAAGAGCAGTTTTATCACCAAAGAGAACAATTCCTTGACCAGGATAAGCAATGATTGGATTTACTCTCTTTCCATAGAGTAAGTCTCTTTGAGATTTATTTGGATTATATGCAACTTTAATTGCATTGCGTAAGTTTCCTCTATTGAAACCAGCAGGAGAATACCAAGGCTCTGCAACAGCAGCAGTATTTACAATTAAACCAGCAACGTCAGCATTACAAGGAATCCAACGATAAACATCATTGAATCTGTCGTAAATGTACTTATAGTTATTATCAAACATTACATAAGAAGAACTGTCACTAATTGATTCGAAAAATCCATTTACGTTTGCTGTTTGTGATGATGTTGTTGAAGCTCCACTTCCCAAAACATCTGAACGTCTTGGTGAAATAAAAGCAACACAATCCTTTCTATTACTTGCAATTGAAATCAATGATGAAGCTTTAGCAAGTGTAACTGGACCAGCAAGCAAATAATCGATCTGAAGAGTTTCTGAATCAGTAAATACATCAACGTAAGTTTGAGTTTCATTTCCTACATTATAATTTGCATAATCGTTTCCGAAAGCAAAATTATATGTTTTATTTCCAAGATATTTAAATGATTGAGATACTGTTGTAGAATCTGAAATTGAAACGGAACCTGCAGGTGAAGCTGCATTATAAGTAGTTTCGTGAGCACCAAGATATGCATATTGTGAACGACCTTTTATAATCGTTTTGTAGAAGTTATTTTCGCCTTCTAAAGTTTTTGCATCGGATGCTTTAGAAACATATAGAATTTTTTCTAAAATAGTTCCAGCAGTTCCACTGATTTTTCCATCAGAATCTACAACAATAATATGAATTTCATCGTTAGAACCACCTCTACCTGCAGCATAAGTTGAAGTTCCAGGACGACCAGCAATAGAATTCCACTTAATCGTGTTATTTACTGCATATTGATTATCATACCAACTATCTACAACAGAGATTGGGCTACCTTGAACTACATCTGAAGTAGTGAAAGGTTTAGTATCGTCATCAAGAAGAACTGATGCGATTTTATTTACTGAATCATATGAGAAAATTTTACCAGATGCACCGCTGCTGCTACCTGAAACCACAGTGCCTACTGCGCTAGTAGAAAGACCTGAAGGAACAGTGAGATTTTGATCTGCACCTTGGTCAATTACAGCAATTTGTAAGCTATTGCCCCAGCTGCCAGGAGTTTTTGCGGCGTAAAAATATGCAGGAGTTGTTCCTTCCACATTAGCTTCGTATGAACTTAGGCTATTAATTTTAATATTGGGAACGCCACTAACAGCACTACCGATTGAATTTGCATTTGTCAAAAAGCTTGCTGAAGAATCTGAAATTCTTGCTACTTGTAAATTTCCTCCGTAGTTCAAGAATTCAGATGCAGTAAACCACCATTCATAATTATCATTGGTTGGTTTGCCAAATGTTGATACTAAATCTTTTTCGCTTGTTATTAGTTTAGCAACGCCAACTTCACCTCTTGTGAAAGGACCAGCAAGAGCACCAATATTGGTGATTTGTTCTTGTAGTCTTGCAGTAGTGAAGTCACGTTCCTGAACAATAATGCCTGGCGATAGTTGTGATGCCATCTTTTACCTCTAAAAGTTCAGATTTTTTGTTCTAAACATATTTATAATTTGCTATGTTTTAGAGGTAACTCATCATATATTCTACACCAGAGGATACATCACCATATTCTCCAATTTGCCAAATATCTCCATTTGCATCCATTATACTTTTGTTTGGATCTATTGTATATCTTTCATCTAAACTATCTAAACCATCAGAAATAAAACCAAAAGGTGACATATCTTGTTCAATTTGATTTTTTTGTTCATCATAAATTCTTTGACGAACATCATTATCTGTCATTTCTTTGAAATAATCTTGAATTGCAAGCCAAGCAAAAATTACAAGGCACATAGCAAGATCATCATGACATCCTTCTTCTGCTTCGAATGAATTATTTTTTTGAATGAACGTTGTTAGTTCGCTGATAATTTCATAATCAGATACAATTAATTTATCATCTTCAATAAAAGTTTTTAAATTAGAACACCCAACCTTCTTAACAGTTTTAGACATCTTGACTCCAAGTTGAGTTTTGGTTCCAGAAAATCCTGTCCCAACAATTTGTCCAGCACGTCCTCTCATGGCACACATTAAAACATGATCATATTCCAAATCAAAATGTAAAATACTTGCAACTTGATCGCCAATGTCATTGACTTCAGTTAGAACATATGCTTTATTATAAGATGTTGCTACTTGATGTATAATATTTGGAAATAAAATTGGTTTAATTGAATTATTTCTATATTTTGCTACAACTCTATATGGAAACTTTGTAATGTCAAAAACAATAAATGCCGAATAATCATTACCAACACCACGAGAAACGTCGGCAGTTATAATATAATCGTGTTCTTCAATTGGTTCTTCATAAACATACAAACCAGCAGAACTTTTAATTGGATCTTCATAAACCATCGTTCTCAGTTTAGAAGCTGCAATTAACGTATCAACAGACCCTAAAAATTCACATTCAAATTCTTGTGTAAATTGACGTTCTGAAGTGTTTGCAATTGTCTCTTCTTTCCATTTAGAATCTCTTCCAGGAACTTGACTCCAATGAACTTCAGTTGGTACATATTGATTTTTTCCTCTCTCTGCATCATGCCAAAATTTATAAAACATATTCATCCCGTTTGGGGTTGAAATGATGATAACTTTTGTAGATTTACCAGATGAGATAGTAGGATATACAGACGAGAAAAATTGTTCTGCAATATGAGTTGGAACGAATGCAAATTCGTCCAAAAAAATGATATTAAAAGACCAACCTCGAACAGCAGATGATGAGGTACTATTTGCCATAATCATAGAACCATTTTCAAGTTCTAAGTATCCTTTGTTCCAAGAAATAACACCTTGCTGCAACCATTTAGGAAGATTTTCGTAAGAAAGTTGCAATCTCCCCAATAGTTCTCTTGCAGTGGAAAGTTTGTTTGCAAGAATACCAATTTTTACGTTTGAATTGAAAATAGCATAATGTAAAAGATATGAAACTACAACTGTACTTTTACCAGTTTGGCGAGGAAGTTTTGCAATATTAAATCTATTATCATGGAACCTTTGAATCATTTCTTCTTGAAAGTCCCACATTTCAAAAGGTACTAAACCTTCATCTAGAGATACAATTTTGATATATTTTTTGGTAAAATATACTGGATCATCCTTACACTTAATCCATTCCTCAATTTGTTCTTGAGTCCATTCATGGGTAACATTCGCGGCTTTTAAATTTGGAGAGCCTTTATAAATCTGATTCTGACTCGTCATAAGATAATGATAATAGAGATAAAGTTTCTTGTTGTTTTAAATAAAGTTTCAAATAACATTTAGCAAAATTAATTGCATCTTCTTTTGAAAGTGAATCAATTATTCTAGATTGCTGTTCAAACACAAACATTTTTTGAATGTTTGATAGTTCAATTTTATTATGATCCATACTATTTACCAAAATCAATATCAAAATATGTATTGGGATAATCTAATTCTGTATTATATTGTTTGTTTATACAACC